GGACGTTAGATTGCTTACAAAGCTTGAAGATAAACTTAAGTATACAGAACTAATTAAGATGTTAGTTTATGTTGGTTTAACTACCTTTGAAGCTGCTATGGGTTCTCTTTCAGTAATTAACGGTGCTACTGCTGTTATATCAAGAAAGCGTGGTCAGTGTGTACCTTCGTTTATTAGAAATGAAGACTCTGGTAAAAATCCTGGTGCTTATGTTGGTGAACCCTTGAAAGGTTTTCAAGAAAACATTATATCGTTTGATGCTAATTCACTATACCCGAACGTGATGATTTCGTTGAATATGTCTCCGGAAACTAAAGTGGGTAAAATTGAAGATAAAAATAATAATGAAATTGTTATACGACATGCAAACGGTCAAGTGTTTACTTTAACTCATGAAAAGTTCTTACAGTTTTGTAAAAAAGAAGAAATAGCAATTAGTAAAGCTAACGTCTTATTTACACAAAAAAAGAAAGGCGTTATGCCTGAAATTTTAGACTACTATTACGATAAGAGAGTTGCAGTTAAGAATGAACTCGGTAAATTGAAGAGAGAGTATTCAAAAAATAAAAATAAAGATCTTAAGTTTCAGATAGAACAATTAGACGCAAAGCAGTTATGTATTAAAGTTTTAATTAATTCCATTTACGGTTACTTCGGTAATAAGCATGCACCTTTCGGTGATGATGATATAGCAGCTTCAATTACTTTAACAGGTCAAGCAGTTATTAAACAATCTAACGAACTACTTAAAAGGTATATTAAAGGGAAAGCTAAAATCGAAGATGAAAAAATACTTAACGATTGCATTATATACAACGATACTGATAGTAGTTATATTTCAGTCAAGCCTTTGGTTTCAGCTGGTTTAACATTTACTGATGAATCTGGTAAATTGACTAAAGAATTTTATGATGAGGTGCAAAATATTGAAGACTACCTCAATAAAGAAATTAAAATTTGGGGTAGTAAAGCACTCAATAGTAAAGATTGTAGGTTTGTATTTAAACGTGAGATGATTGCTGATGTAGGTATATTCTTACAGAAAAAGCGGTATGTAATTCATGTATTAGATGACGAAGGTATACCAATGGATAAATACAAATATACAGGTGTTGAAGTTGTTAGAAGTACGATGCCAGATGCTATCAAACCACACGTTAAAGAAATTATCGAAACTATGCTTTCAACACAAAGTAATACTAAAACAAATGCTGTTTTAGATAAAGTTTATAAAATTTTTAAAGAACTACCAATTGAAGATATTACATTTGTATCTGGTTTAAAAGGTTATGAAAAATATGCAGGTCAATGTGATAGTTGGAAAACTGCGAAAGGTATGCCAATTCACGTTAAAGCTGCTTATTACCATAATATGCTGCTTAAAAAGTTTGATATTGAAAAGAAATATGAAACAATTAGCTCAGGTGATAAAGTTAGATATTTTTATTTACAACAACCAAACCCGTATAATTTACCTAGTTTAGCATACAAGTATTATTACCCAGATGAGTTCAAAAAGATATTTCATGTTGATTATGATAAAATGTTTGAGAAAAACTTATACGCGGTTATTGAAAGATTTTATGAAAATGTAAAATGGTCTATTCAAAAACCGGGTAATGCAGTCCAGACGAATTTATTCGATCTTTTAGGTTGATATTCAGTTTACATAATATAAAATATATACATGGAAGAAAAAAAATATACTACATTTATCGATAACGCAGGACGTGCAATTTTTACTGAAGTTGCAAGTGAAACTTCTAGTGAACTTGAAGCTAAGAACCCAGTTATGATTACAGTGCAGCAAGGTGAACAAGGTCAAATGGCTGTACAGCTATTTCCTTTGTTTTTTCAAGAATTTGTTGAGCCAGGTGAAAACGGATCTCGTGCAAATTACTTTATTTACAATAAGAGTAATATTGCAGTTGGTACAGGTTTCGCAATTGAAAAACGTATTGCTGAGCAATATGAAAGAATCGTTAATCCGGTCCTCGTTCCTAACACACCAGCTGGTACAAGTGAAGAACCAGAAGTAATCAAACTTTTTGACGACGAATAAAAAATAATTTATATAAAATTTATCAACCCTCCACGCCTATCAACGATGCGCACCAGGAGGGTTTCTTTTTTCTTGATTATAGGATATAGTATACTATAATAAGGTATATGAGTAAAGAAATTGATGATATTTTATCTGTAATCGATAAATCTAATCCATATGCATCTTTCCTAAATGAAAGTGCTATTAGTAATGTAGATGGTTGGTTAGATACTGGCTCGATGGTACTTAACGGTATTGTTTCTGGTTCGCTTTTCGGTGGTATACCAAAGAATAGAATGACTCTTCTGGCAGGTCCTAGTATGACTGGTAAGAGTTTTATCTTACAAAAGATTCTAGCAAACGCGCAGAAAGAAGGTTTAATTCCTGTTATTTTTGATAGTGAAAATGCTATTGATAAAGACGGTGCTGAAGCTTTAGGTTTAGATGTGAGTAAAGTAAAGTATGTACCTGTTTTTAGTATTGAAGAATGTCGTAATACAATTTATGATTTCCTAACTAAAGTAAAAGAAAAAGGACAAGAAGGTAAGTTTATTATCGCAATTGACTCTCTCGGTAATATGGAAAGCCAGTTACAGATTAATCGTCAAGAAAAAGGTAATGTAAGTGCTGATATGGGTAGTAGAGCTAAAGCAATGAAATCTCTACTACGTACTCTTACTCAGCTATCAGGTCTAACTAAAACTACTATATTAGCTACAAATCATATTTACGAAGATCCAGCTGCATTATTTCCATCTTTAGTAAAAGCAATGCCTGGGGGTACCGCTACAGTATATCTACCTTCGGTAACTATTCAGTTGGCTCGTAAACCGGTTAAGGAAGATAAGAATACAGATGGTAAACTAGCAGTCGGTCAAAAGAATTATTCAGGTGTTATTCTACGAGCATTAACTGTAAAGAATCGTTTTGTTAAGCAATATCTAGAAGGTGAGATGTATCTATCGTTTGATAAAGGTCTTAATAAGTATTACGGTCTACTAGATTTAGCTGTAGGTTTAGGAGCTGTTATACAATCAGGTTCTACATATCAGCTTCCAGATGGTAAGAAACTCGGTTATTATAGTAAGTGGAAAGATGATACGGAACTTTGGGATAATACTATTATACCTGTTATCGAGGAAAAGATTAAGCAGGAATGGAAATATGGTAATAAATCAAATGAAGAAACTGAAGAAATTCCTGATGAAGTTATCGAATCTCAACAATCAGAAGAAGTATTAATTAATGAAGATGCAGAATAATAGAGTAATTATTACACTCTCCGGTGGAATGGATTCTGCAGTACTGCTATATAAAGCTGCAGAATTGTTTAAAGAAGTTCATACGGTTACATTTAATTACGGTCAGCGACATAGTCGAGAATTAGTAGCTGCTGAAAAGCAATTATTAAACGCTGGTCATGATTTTCCTAATGTAACATTTACTAACAAAGTACTTGATGTTAAGTATATTAAAGATATTGCTGATACATCATCGCTTACAAATAATGATATTGATACACCTAATGTGAATGAAGTTATGGGTGAAGCACAGCCGAAGAGTTATGTACCGTATCGTAATTTAATGTTTTTGAGTATACTATTATCTTATGCAGAAAAAATGAAGGCAGAAGAAGTATGGTACGGGGCTGCAGAAGCTGATAGTCTTGCTGGTTACTGGGATGGTTCTAAGCAATTTGTCGATTGTTTAAATGAATTATCCTCTTTAAACCGTGAACATGATATTAAAGTCGTTGCACCTTTATTGAAATTATCTAAAAAGGAAATTATTCTTAAAGGAGTCGAATTAGGGGTTAATTTTGGAGATACATATACTTGTTACTCAGGCGAATACCCTTGTGATGCTGATTCTGCTAGCAGCAGCTTGAGGTTAAAAGGCTTTATAGATGCTAAGCTAAGAGATCCTCTTCAGTATAAGCAGCAAGATAAATTAGAT